CGACAGGGTCGCCAACGATGGCTGCGGCAACGTTGTTCACCGTCTGCCAACCAAGGGTCGGGGTTGCGATCTTGTTGATGGTGCTTGGCGCAGCCGTGATCGCGCCAACATCCACAGCAGTCGCGGTCACAACGATGGAGCCACCTGTTGGGATGGTCACGGAGGCGGGGAGGTTCCACTTTTGCGAGAGCGTGTCCTCTGCTTGTCCGTTGATGATGACGGTTCCGGATTGCCCAACGATGGTCAGGTCTGCGGTCGAATAAGTCGCTGCGCGGCGACGAATGCCGTTGATCTTGACGTTGCGAGAGAGGGCATCGGCCTGCGCGGTCAATGGCGAGAAGCTGTTGTAGACCTTGGCTGCCACCTGCATGGTGTCAAAGATCGCCAGGGCCTGAATCGCAAGCCACTGCCCGTCCTGAGAATCAGGGTCGAGATAGGTATCGGCCCCGTAAATGTTCTTGTACTCGTCTGTCAGATACTGAAGGACGGTCGGATAATCTGGGTAATGAAACCCAGTTGCATCGACATAAACCAAATCTGCAATCGCCATCAAAGGACTCCCGTGACTGTGGTTGGCCCGAATGCCGTGTCAATCGTTGCCTGAATCGTGACTTTTCGATTGTCGGGGTCAAACTGCAAATCAAACTCGGCAATGCCCGTCACGTTTTCTGTTTCCAAAATACGCTGACGAATTGCTGGTTCGATAGTCTGAGAGGTATATTTCCCGAGGGCGGCCTGCACATATGGCGTGCCATCCACCTGGTCGAGAAACCACTCACCAAACCACAGATTCAGGCGGGTCACCACGGCCTGGGCCACGGTTTCAGGCGTGTTTCGCAAAAAGTCGGCCTGCTGACTACCAAAAGTCATGTCTCCAGTATCAGAAAGTCGACGATATCTCATGGCTGTATTGTCTCACTCAATTGGTCGGGCCACCAGATGTGCCGCCACCAGTTTGCACTCCAGTGTGCTTGTGCGTGCCAAAGGTCACGCCACCGATAGTCATGCTGCCACCTGATTGTGTCATTTGCCCATTCAGATTCATTGTGCCGGTCAAATTAATCACCGGCGCGGTCAAATTGATTTCTGACGCTCCTGTGATATTCGCTTTGCCATCTGGCGTGATCTCGACCAATGTGTCTCCAGCATAGTTGCGAAGCTGCACATTGGTTGAACTGACGTTTGACAGCTTCTTGGGCTGACTTGTCGGCGCGAGGATTGCAAACCCGTCCGACAAATCGTGCATGCGTGCCTCTGCTGGCGCACCAATCCCGCCAGACTGCCACCAAGAGTCGATGCAACGGCACGAAAACACGACCAGCACCTCATCGCCAGCAGCCACGGGGAATGTCAAAGCAAACCCGCCTGCCTTGGGCCATACCAGAGGAACATCGACAAGCACCGGCAAGTTGACCAGGCGCACATTGCCAGCAGGGTCAGCAACAGAGCCTTGGATGGTCGGCTGCACGCTGACGGTTTGTGCGGTCAGGTTGACGGACACGACCGAGGCAGGCAGCGCAGTCCACAATTGACTGGCGTAGCTCTCCAGGGCCATCCGCAGGGATTCTTCTGGGTCATCAAGGCGTTCGCGGCGATCCATTATGTTTTCTTCACTTGTTTGTCGGGTGGCTGGGTTGCGTCAATGTCCAGGCAGACCAAATCGGAGTACCAATCATTGCCCCTGGTGTCACCAGAGTGCTCAACAACGAGCAGCCGGTAAAAACCATCGGCGGCAATGTCGGCAGGCTTGTTGGCCTGGGCATCTTTGGATGTGTCCGCAAGTTTTGCCTGGGCCACGTCCTTTTCGTTGATCTTGACCTTGCCACCGATCTTGAGCATGGGATTAAGTAGGCAGCGAGCCTTGATGCCATCATTGGTCTGTTCAGGCGTGCCGACCAGTCCGGTCTTGCTGTTGAGCACCACGGCCTGGTTTGGCAGCACGCCAGTGTTCGGCACAAACTGCAGCTTCCCGTCTTGAATCGACCAAGAGGTGTCCGAGGCTTCGGCAGACTGACGCATGTAGTCCCTGGACATTCCGTACATGACCTTGCCACGCGCCAGCTTGGTGTCGCCCGTCTCTCCGATGTAGCCAGGCTTCACGCCACGGTCAGACATGGGACTGGCGGCAGCATTGATCTGGTCACGTTGCGATGCGCCAGCAGCCAAGGTGGTGTTGACCACAGCATAGTTGTAGGCATCGTCGCCATCGCCTGCAGCAATGTCGATGTAGGTGTCCACCCCGTTTTCACGACCGAAGCGCACTTGCTTGATGTTGCCATCGAAGATCACGCCCATGTTGGTCTCGTAGCCAGCCTGCAAGACCACGCGACTGAACTCCTTGCGGATGCGTGCCACGGTCGTCTCTGCCACGTTGTAGACCCGAATTTCAGCCGTGTTTGGGGTTTGCGCGTCTGCCTTCTTGATTGCAAACTTGATGTGCAGGCCAGACAGATCAAGCCCCGAGCCGCCAGCCGAGGCCACGATCAATTTGCAGGCACGAAGGTACTGGCGTTGTCCGGTCATACTTCAGCCACGTAGTACAGGTTTGCCTCTTGACCGAGGTTCTCAAGGGTCGGAGGTGCGAACTCATCGCCATCGGTGTAAACGAGCAGTTTGCCAGGAATCCCGACATGCTTGAACTGCTCGAGCAAATCTGCACCAGCAACCAAAGGAACATTGGTCAGCAGCACCAGGTTGGCGGCCTCATCAGCAAAGTCCAAAACCCACGCAGGAGCCTCTGGGTTCCATTTGCAGGTGATGATGTAGGCCACGCCCGACAACTCAATCGTGAATCGCTGCGGGACGTTGGTCAAAGGGATGACGAATATCTCTTCCATGATTACCCCGAAAGCGTGCGAAGAGCACTGCGGTTTTTCTCAGGTGCTGGCTGGGCACTTTTCTGCCCTGCGTTCTCGGTCGCGCCAGTTTTGCCAGGATTCGCCTGATTTTTGCGAGGCGGGACGGATGTGGTCTCCACCTGCACGATGAATATTTCCTGCAACTCGGCAGAGATGCTCAGGATATTTTCGGTCTGCGCGTCATTCGTCTGCCCGAGCGATTTGAACAGCATGTTCTTGTAGGCGCGTTTGCCAGTGACCACATCGAAGGGTTCGCGGCTGGACTGAAGTTTCAGCAGCTTGGCGTAGGTCTCCGAAAGAGGCGCGTCTGCATCGCTGAACATGATCTTGATGTTCAGGGTCGCTGGCTTGACATAGGCGTGATCGGTGATCGCTGCGCCCTGCTGGACAGGATGCTGCGTGATCTCCAAATCATCGCTGGCAACCTCCTCGACAGTGACAGTCGCAGAGAAAGGCCCGATCGCCCTTCGCGGAATGATGGTGGCCTTGCCTGATGAATTCAATGTGGTCATCGTGCTGCGCCCTTCATGTTGCGTGCCATATCAGCATTGACTCGACCTTGCTGCCCTGCAACAGCACGAGCCGTTGCGTCTGGATTCGCCCCACCTTGCACCACGATTTGAGTCTGCTGATTTACCGACTGATTGCCGCCAGTGATGGCTGCGGCAGCCTGCGGGGTCGGGGTCAAAGCGGGAGTGGATGCGCCTGTGGTTTTTTGTGCATTGGCAGCACCACCCATTCCAAAGAATCCAGCAACTGCGTTGCCAATTTCTTTGACCTTGTTGAAGCCAGCAGACATCCAGTCAAAGAAGCCAGCAAACCAATCTTTCACAGTTTGCCAGTTTGCAATCAGCAGAGCACCAGCAGCGATCAGAGCAACAACGGCTGCGACAACCAGCCCGATTGGATTGGCAAGCATGACTGCATTGAAAGCAGCCATCACAACTTTTGCAATCCCCATCACGGTGTTGAATGCGACTGTTGTTGCGCTCCATGCCGCAATCGCGCCATTCACGATGGCGATCGCTGCAGCTTTCGCAAGCACAGCGGCCTTGACTGCAACAATCCCTGCCAGCAAGCCGGTCAGAATCGCGGTCACGCCTTGCATCACAACGCCAAACCCGCTACCCCAATCAATCAACGACTCCCCACCCTCTTTGAAGGTCAAAAAATCATCGATCAAGAGGGCCACAACAGCAGCCAAGGAGAGCAATATTCCGATCGGAGATGCAAGGAAAGACAGGTTCAGGAACTTCCAGGCAGCGGCAGCCGCCAAAATATAAGCAGCCCAGCCACCAGTTGCATCATTCAATTTCCCCAAAAACCCGAGGATTGCACCAACAGCCGAGCCAATGCGACCGACGATCTTGATGAAGGCCTCGGCAATCCGAAGTACCAGATTGATGATCGGTGAAACCGCATTGATGATCTTTGGCATGTTCTCCACAAGGAACTTGCGAAGGGTGTCGATGCCCATGCGAAGCTGGCCCATGAACTTCAGGCCAACAGCGGATTTGATCGCATCGAAGGTCATGCCGAGTCTGTCCATCGAGTCGTTGAACTCGCCAGACTGCTCGGCAGCTTTGTTTGCGTCGATTCCTGCGTTTTTGTAGAGCGCATCAAACTCTGCTGCAAGACCGGAAATGTCCGAAGTCAGCACGCCGATCATGGTCGGGTCGATGCCCAACTTTTGCAGCACAGCAATCTGCTCGCCACGGCCCATGTCTTTGATCTTGTCGCCAACTTCAGC